TCTTGTTTGACTCGCACGGGAAGTTTTTATTTTATCTGTACTCATATGCTTATGCCTCCTTCGTGATTTTTAATTGTTTCGCATACTCTTCTAATGGCACTCCTAATTTTTTAGCAATTGCTACCTGCGATGAAGTGAGTCTCACAGTTTGGCGACCAGGTTTGACACTTCGCGTTGCTGACGCTACTGTTTGTGTCGGTTTAGTCGTTTGATCCGATACTTCCTTTGTAACAAATTTATGCGGGAAGTCAAGTCTCATTCTTTTATCTATCTCAGAATAATATTCATCAGAATGAGGATCAAAACCTTCTTGTTTAGTTAACTTTTCATGTAAATCAAATGCAGTATAAGTCATTGCATTATCTTTACCAAACCATTCATTTTTATCTGCCCAAGCTTCTGCTTTTGGATCAGCAGGTGGAGTTTGTACAGCTTGATCTAATGATCTTGGTGCAACAGTTTCTTTTGCTTGTTGTTGGTATCTATTTTTTAAAGTATTAACTTTAGATTCTTCAACACCAATTCTAGCAATTTCTTTTTGTGCATTAACTTCAGCGTCAATATCTCCAGCTTCTCTTGCTCTTAACAATTGTGCTTTAGCTGCTTCAAGGCCTGTTTTTAATTTGCCTTCCATAGCATTGACATAACCAGGTTCTAATTTAGAAACTTTTTCTTTAAGTTTTTCTAGTTCTGTCTGTCCACCTTTTGCAAATTCTAAAGCAGCTTCTTTTTGTCTTTCTGCTTCACGCCATTTTTTAGTTAGCTTTGCAATTCTTTTTTGAACGCCTTCACTATATTGTTCTAGTTCTTCTTCTTTTTTAGGTTCTTCTTTTTTAGGTTCTGGTTTCTCGTCACTCGCTTCAGCTTTTTCTTCTACTTTTGGTTCTTCTTTTACTTCTTCTTTAGTTTCTTCAACTACTGTTTCTTCTTTTGTTTCTTCTATATCAACTTCTGCACCGGGACCCGATGTATCAATGTCGACTAGATCTTGTTTGTTTTCTTCTACGTCTGGCATAGTTATCTCCTTCTATGTTATATATTATGCAACACCGCTTCAGGATCACTTATTGTTCCTAAAACTTCGTCGTCGTTTAAAAGACGAACTTCTCCGCCTTCAATTGGTAATCTTGATCCTGCGTAACGTGCAAAAATTACCCATTCTCCTTTTTTACACCAAGGACCTGTTGGAAATTTTTCTTTATCATAATATGCTAAAGGTCCAACTTTTAAAACGTAGCCACAGTTTGTAGCTATTCTTAATTTTTCTAATGATTCTTGTGCAATAATTATTCCACCTTTAGTTTTTTCTTTCGGTGTAAAAGGTAAAACTAAAAGTCTCCAACCACTAGGATTAGGTAATTGAGATTTTACTTTTTGTATATTGTTTGGATTCAAAGGTTCTGTTTCACCTTTAAGTTCAGCTTTGTATTTTTCAGAAAGTGCGTTCCTATGTTTTGGAACTTCCTTTTCCGATGTCGATAACGTTTCCTTGCTCATCTTTTCGCTCCTTTTCTTCTAGCAGGTTAGAGATTTCCTGTAATAGATATTGATATGTTCTTGCTTGTCCTAACATATACTGATATTTTTCCATATTGTCAACACCGCCACTTATCATGGCATCGCCAACTCTTTGTAAATTATCTCGCATTACTTTTTGTATTTGTGAAACAACTACTAACGGGTCCATCATATTAACATTTCCATCTTCTTCTTGCCTGACGGATACGTGAGTTTGGATCGTTTTGAGTTTTTGCTGATGACCTTTTTAATTGTCCTAGTGATCTAGCGCAGTATGATTTTCTACGATTAGCAGCTTTTGATCCTGGCTTCACTTTTCCAGTCACGGCTGTTTTTAGTTTACTTCCAGGGTTTGCAGCCCTGTAAGCTCTTACACCTTTTGCTGTCATTCCAGCTCCAGATTTTGTTGGTCTATAATTACCGCCTTTAGTAGTGGTTTTTCTTATAGCAGTTTCGGCCATTATATCATTCCTTTGTAATACTTTCTTAAACTTGGATTTGAAATTTTTACTCCATCTATATCTCCAGATATATACGAACCTATATAACCACCTTTACTTGCTAGTGTTCTAACATTTGATGGTTTAGGTCCAGTGTTAGATGCTTTTTGTTTTCTTGCAACAGCAGATCTTTTTTGGCCTTTACTCATTCCTCTTGCTTTTGCAATTGGTACACATTTAGGATAATTCTTTCTTTTTTCTCCGCCGCTTCTTCCACATTTAGGATATGAGCCATCGGATTTTTTATTTGCAATATCAACCCAGTTTTCTTTGACCCAAGATCTTAAACCTTTTTCAGCCATTACACTAAACCTTTGTAGTAGTTATCCATTGTCATTAAACCACCAATAGAAGCTTTTTTTCTATTCTTTTTTCCACCAGGTGTAATTTTTCCAGAACAAACTCCAGAAGCGTACATATTTGCATAAGCTGAAGGATAAACCTTAAATTTTCTTTTTGCTGCTGCTTTACCTTTTGGACAAAGTTTAGCCATTACGTTTTCGCTGTTTGTTTTGCTCTTGCAAAGTTTGCTGCAGTTGGTGCTCCTTTAGCTCCAGCTGTTTTCATCTTCTCGCCTGAACCAGCTTTGATTCTAGCTTTTTTAGCTGCAATGTTGGCATATAAACCTGGTCCACCACCAGCTCTTTTAACTCTGCCACCCATACCGTACTTTGCTATTTTACTTCTACCTTTAATTTCTTTTCCTGGCATTATGCTTTTCCTTTAAAATTTTTAACGTCAGATCTTACTGCGCCAAAACCTTGAATTTGTTGTCTGCTATTAGGAACTTTTACTTCTGGAACAACTTGTCCACCTAAACTAAAAACACCTCTACCTTTTAAGATATCTGCCTGTGTTATTTTTCCATCACCAGTTAAATCTGGAAACGATTTTTTCTTTTTATTCATTATTTTTTCTCCTTATTCATTCCTCCACGGAATATTTGTGTTCCCTTTATACCATATATGCTCGCAACTACAAGTATCCATAAATTAGTAAACCAACTTGGAAGCTGTGAAAACATGTCAAAAAACAGTTTTACCTTGTCCATCGCTGTCGGATCATCCGATACGACTGCCCAGGCCAGAATTCCTATGGGCAAACTTAAAATTATTAAAACTGCCTCGTCCTTCCAGTCTGACTGACGGGCTTCTAAAAGTTTTCCCTGGTAAGCTTCCTCTCCAGAAGCCATACGAGAAGCGTGCATGTGTTGTGCATCCGCCATTTTCATTTTTGTTTCTTGTTTTTTCTTATAAATGTGTGTTCCAGCGTTTAACGCTAGCTTAATTGCTCCTAACCACATTATACACCTACCTTTCTCATAGCTTTATTGTGTGATTTTTTAAAAGTCATACCTTTTTTCATATCTTTTTTCATTGAGGCCATGTGTTTTGCCGTATGGTGCTTTTTATGTTTTTTTAAAAGAGCTTTTTCTTGTTTATCAATCATATTAACCCTTTCTTATAATTGAAACACTATCAGGTGATTTATCACTTGATGATATTGTTTTACTTAAAATTGTTTTTTGAATAGAAGTGTCTGCTCTTAGTTGTGCAAGCTCTTCATTTTGATCAAGTTTTTCTTCTTGAGTTTCTTTGTTCATCATAGCTCTCATTTTATCTAAATTTAGTCTTTGTTCACCTTCTTTTTGTTTTCTAGTGTTTTCTTGAGCTTGTAAATCTAATTCTCTTGCTCTTAATTTAGCAATTGGGTCATTACCAAACTGTGAAGTAATTCTTTTCTCTTCTTTAGCAAAGTCATCCATCATTTCTGATATTAAAACTGCTTTTCTACCTTCAATTTTTTCTTGTAACATTCTTGTTTGTTGTTGCATCTCTGGATTCTGCATTGCCATTTGCATCATTTGTTGTAATTGAGGTAATTCTTGTCTAAATTCTATTTCAATTTGTTCTTGTGCCATTAAACTTATATGTTCAAGTATGTTTTTTTGTATTGCAGCACCAACTACTGGTGCATTTTTTACCATATTTGTTTCCATAAAGTTTAAATGCGCAGTAATATGTGCTTGATGATCTTGTCCAGGAAAAGCTTGAAAAGGTTTACCTGCTAATGAATCAATATGTTCTAACGCTGGATCTTTTGGCATTGGTTTTTCTGGTTTTTTTAATATTAAATCAATATCTTTTACCCCTAATGCCTCATACATATTTCGATACACTTCGTATTGATTATGTATTTGAGGGTTTGAGGCAGCCAGTTGCATTTCTGTTTGAGCTAAAGATATTCTTTGAGTTTGACTAAAGATGTTTGGATCTGCAACTGGTAAAATGTCTACACGGTCATCAAAATCAGTTTGTTTAATTTGATTCTGTCCACCAATAACATCATAGGGGTAAACTGGAGGTAGGTATAATTTAAATACTCTTGCTAAAATTGTAAATTCTTTTTTCATTGAAGCATACATTCTTTTGTGTATGGCTGACATAACTCTAGATCCTCTTTCCAACATAGCCACTGTCGTGCCCACTGCTGCTTGTTGGTTCCCATCTCCTACTTGCAGGTCCGCTATTGAAGCGAATCTTTGTCCTGCAGATACCACGACACCCATAAGTTGTAATAAAGTCTGTGAAGGTTCTTTAAAAGGTAAAGTCATAAATGCATCTTTCAAGTTTCCACCTGGTGCATCAACATCTCTAAATTCTCCGGGTTGTATTGATTGCGCTTCATCTCTCATTTTAATTCCACGCATTTTAAATCCTGCTGGTAAGTTTGATAAGGTTCCTGCATCTAACAGTTGTCTTAATGCAGCGGTTGCTGTTCTTGATAATCCTCCAATCATATGAGTTAAACCAAAACCATAAAAACCTAGTCCTGGTAAAAATTTAAAATGTATAAAGTAATTAATTTTGTTTTTCGTTAAATCACCAATTTCATAATTTCTTCTAATTGATAAAACTTTTCTTGTACCTTCTTCAACAGTTACAATGTATGGAATTTTAATTCCTGTTGGTTCACCATTAGGACTAACATCTTCAAAACCTTCAAGATTTAAACTAACGTGACATTCTAAAAGTGTATACATTCTTTCATCTCTACCTTTAGAAGTTCCATCTAATTCTCTTTCAGCTTTTTCAGAAGATGTTTCAGCCATATATGATGGATTAATTTCTATGTCTCTATAAAAACCACCAACTTGTTGTTTTCGTAATTCATTTTCTGACATACGCACTCTGTGTATTACAGATTCACAATCATCTAATGATGTTGCAGTGTAAGGTACAACAATATCATCTGCTGGTACAAACTTTGAAACTGCTCTTTGCATAATTTCATCATAGTAAACTTTTTTAAATGATGAACCTGCAAGTGGTAAATAAAATAACATTTGATCAAACTCTGCTTCATACTCTGGCATCTCTGACATTATTTGATAATTCATAAATTGTTTTACTCTTTGTGATTGAGCTTCTTTGTCAGGTGTAGGCATTCCAATAATTTGTGTTCTAACTGGACCTGATGCTGGTAATAATTCTTTGTAAGCTAATGCTTGAAACTGAGTTACAGCTTCTGCTAATACTGGATGTGTTGCACCACTTGCTCCTTTAAATGGTTCTGTTCTGTCATCATAATTAAAACCTAACAGTTCTAATCCTGAAGTATAAGTTCTTTCCCAATCTTTTCTTGAATTTTTATAGTCCATGTAATTTTCATACATCTTACTTCCTAATGGATCTAAAACATTATCAGGTAACAGTTCAGCTAAATTAGCAAAGTGTCCAGTGTCTTCTCCAGGACTTCCAATCTTTGGATCAAAATCTACATCAACGCTTCCGTCTTCGTTTTCTTGAACTTCAACAGGGCCTTTTTCTTCTGGTTGTTGTTCAAGCTCAACTTGAATATCTTCAACACTCGGAATGTTAATTTCTTTTCTTACCTCGTTGGGTAAAGCTTTATCGATTTCTGCCATTTATTTCTCCAATTAAACTGTCTTAACAGTATTATTCTTAATATTCAAGCCTTGTGGGTTAGGTCCACTTTTAGGTGGGGGTCCTGATTTCTTGCCTCCTGCTCCTAGTGGCTTGTCTATTAGACCTCCAAATTTTTTCTCATCTCTCATTTCTGCTAAAACTAATTGTATTGCTGATAGTTCTGACATATTGCCAAGATTTTCAAAAACACGTTTTTCAAATGTTTTTCTTTTTGCTGTACTAAAATTTTTTGTATATTTATCTGTTAGTTCTGACAT